AAGCCGAGGCTAAAGGCAACTGGTTCCAAGCATCCTGGCGCCCCCTGTGTGGCTATGTGTGCGTCTTGGGTCTGGCCGTCAACTTTCTTATCTCGCCAATGGCAGCGGGGTTTGGATTCATTGTGCCACAAGCGGACATGTCCGTTATGCTGCCAGTGCTTACAGGCATGCTTGGATTAGCTGGCATGCGAAGTTTTGAGCGAGTGAAAGGAGTATCTAAATGAGGCTAATAAATGAAATCGTTGTGCATTGCACAGCAACAAACGCTAAGTGGTACGAAAGCAAGTCGGCTGAAGATGTTGTTGCTGAGATCCGCCGGTGGCACACTGAGGAGCGAGGCTGGTCTGACATAGGTTACCATGCCATTGTGCATCGTGATGGATCAGTTGCGCATGGCCGATCAGATGATCGCAAAGGCGCGCACGTTGCTGGCCGAAACTCTACAACTCTAGGCGTAAGCTTAGTCGGTGGTCGCGGCGGTGTAGCCAATGGCAAGTTTGAAGATAACTTTACGGCAGAGCAGGATGCAGCTTTGCGAAAGTTGATTGCACAATACAAAGAAAAGCACCCAAAGATTGAAACGGTCTCGGGTCACAATGATTATGCAAGCAAAGCCTGCCCAGGCTTTAACGTAGGAGAATGGTTAAATGGCTAAAGATGGTTTGTACTCAAATATTCACAAAAAGAAAAAGCGCATTGCCGCTGGATCTGGTGAGAAAATGCGGAAGCCTGGATCTGCCGGCGCACCAACCGCGCAGGCTTTTAAAAATAGCGAGAAGACCGCCAAGAAAAAGAAGTCAATGATGAACAGGACTGCCTAACATGGGCGCGTCACCAGAAAGAACCGGCAACAGTGGCCGGCGCGCAGCCTTCCTGCAACGCATGGGCAAGATGCCTGGGCCGACAAAGAAGAAAGACGGCACGGACACGCCGCTCCTTAAATCTTTGAAAGCTTGGGGAGCGTCATCGAAGAGCGAAGCCGTTGCAAAAGGCAAGCGAATTTCCATGATGAATAAAAAGAAAAGCAGCGCATAAAAAGCTTGAAGCAATTTTATGCGCTGCTATAAATATCTAGTGGGTGGCTTTCCACTAACATACAACCATTCGATGCCACGGGGCTTGGTCGGTTTTTGTTGGTCGCGCTCTACCAAATGCGTCACATTCGTTAAAGCGGCCACTCACACGATATTTTATCTTGCAATGATTTAACAATCAAAGTAAGATTTTTCATGAAGCGGGAGGTTTGGTCACCACTCGTCGTTAGTTACAAAAGCCCTCGCAACTTTGGTTGCGAGGGTTTTTGTTAGAATATAATTGCAATGAGCGCCATCAAGCCAGCGCCGCTAATGAAGCCAAAGATAGCCCCAACTAGGCCAGCTATATGAACCTCATGTTCTGTAAATTTACTTTTCATTGGTCATCATCTCGCCTGCCAATGCAGCATAGCCACAGATGTCCAGCCATGTATCCTCTTTAGCTGGAGACATGAGAGTTCGCTGCACCTTGCTTAAAATATACATGTTGGCAACGTCCATAGGGCTAACAGCCACATCAAGATAAGATGTCCAAAGCCGAGCACTGCGCTTGAACGATTCATCTGCCGGCCCATAATCGTCTGCCCTTTCGGTGCTGATTATGCGCGCTGCTTCTTTTAATATCTCATCTCTTTTCATTTTTAAACCTTCTCTCAATCCCGTCACGCGGCAGATTGTATTGCTTGACGGCCCGATCATAAGCGATCTCACTTATGTGCAGAACGTCCATGATTTGTGATTTGTTCAATTCCAACTTGAGCAGGTAATTAACAGACCAAGCAGTGCGGGTGACTACGATGTTGCGCTTGAGCGGCTGGCTTTTAATGTAATCCCGAGCCTTGGATGCTGACGCAAGGCGCCTGTCAATCTTTGCAATTGTATTCTTGCCGCCGCATTGCCCCTCGTTTCTTTTGGCGTTCAGTCTCATAAGGGCGCCCATCTCTGCCTCGGTGGGTTCCCGATTAAATGCGCGTTTAAATGACATGAAGTTTATTTCAACGTCTACTACTTTGACCATTATATATTGTATCCTTTTTTTCTAAGGTCAGATGTGTATTGCTTCAGATCACGCTGGGCAATCTGAAGCTCATTGGCAATGCTCGGCCTTGCGTCTTTACGATACCTCTCATCTTGCAAGCGATCCACTTGAGTGCGCAGGTATTGCAGTATGGCCTGATCGGCAGGGGATAGTTCGCTCACCACCACCCCCATACAATGCCAGAAATCCAAACATTCCCAGCGACAAACGCGCTGATGATAATTACATAGTCTTCCCAATCAGCTTTCATCTGTCATCTCCTTCAGTAACTGCTTAAAATTTTTGCGGGACTCAATTGCGTTTTGCAGCATAGCTGCTTCCATTCCAATGTCGGCGCTGGCCGATGATGATCGAACACCCTCCCCATAGTATTTTTTCAGTTCGTCAATGACCTTTAATTTATTGTCAATGAAACTGGTATCTTTGGCAATTGCGGATTTGATTTCGTCGATTGTCATAAGCGTGTTCCCCATTGTTTATCTCTGGCTGCCTCATAAAAATCTCTAAAGTAAGATCTTTCTTCATCTGTATATATAAGGCACTGCCAAATATAATTTATGTCAAACCCTATGCTTTCATCACGATTGTAAAAGACATTATCTGTGTCATCAGAGGCAACGTGATCTAGGCAGACTGTCTTAGCTGCCTTTCCTAATGGGACATATACATAACGTCCGACTAAATCCTTCAGCATGATTTCGCCTTTTGGTGACGCATCAAACCTAATTTTATCTGATAGTTTATATTTCATGGTATATTCTTTTCTAAGTGATAGCGGGGAGCCGCAGCTCCCCGTGTTGTGTTAAGCGGCTTGAAGGCCGACTACGTTCTCGGCAAACTCCACTGCCTCGTCAAATGTTTCAAAGTGCATATGCAGGGGGTGGTTCATGGTCTTGTCTCCTTTAACCATAAAGAGTTGAAAGCAGTCTTCCTCAAATTGAGTAATATTAACCGGCTTTGCCGAGTTGGTTGCAAAGTGAGCGCCATCTGCAAATTTGAATTCCATTTTCATGTCCGTGTTCCCTTTGTTTCTGTCTATACATTACATATAGAATCTTGCTAGCAACTTTGCAATACCTTTGCTAGCAAAAAATTACACTTGATTAAAATAATTGCTAGCACTATGTATGGTGAACGACTAGCAACCCTGGGGGAACTATGAAACAGAAGAAAGAGCAGTGGAACCACCGCATCAAGTGTGAGCTTGCTGACGGCATGCGCGTTCTGCAAACCAATCGGGCAAAGATGGATGGGCAAGACCCAACCCTGCGCGATCTAACAGAAGAAGCAATCTTCTTCTTTCTTAACTTTAACGGCATTAAGATCCGAGATCAGGTATGACAGTCTTTGTCGGCATAGACCCAGGCTTCACTGGTGCAATTGCATTCTACTGGCCTGACAGCAACAGCGTCGAGGTGCATGACATGCCGGTTTACAAAAACATCAAAGGCAAGACGGAGCTTAACCTGTATGAGCTGCACGAAATACTTAAACCAGAAGGCGATGAGCCGCACCATGTAATATTGGAGCAGGTCAGTGCCGTCAGAGGCAACGGGGTGAGCAGCATGTTCAGATTCGGTCAGTCCTACGGCGCCACGCAGATGGCAATCGCAGCACACAAGCTGCCAATGACATTGGTAACGCCGGCCAAGTGGAAGTCATACCTTGGCCTCAACAAAGACAAAGGCCTTAGCAGATCACTTGCCAGCCAGAGATGGCCTGCACAAGCTGACTTGTTTAAACGTGTCAAAGACGATGGCAGAAGTGAAGCCTGTCTTTTGGCCCTCTTTGGAAAGCTAACAGCATGAACGGTTTTGAAAAGCACGGCATCAAGCACCTGTCGGCATCATCAATCAACCTCTGGTCTAACGCGCCAGACGTTTGGGTTGCGGCATACTTGTTCAAGAAGCGCACACCTATGGGCGCCGCTGCCATGCGTGGCATCTGCACAGAGGATGCTGTCGCCAACACACTGACCGGCAAGCTGCACAAATCCGGCGCGCTGGATCAGGCATTGGAAAAGTTTGACAGCACGTTCTTTATGGCTGACGAAAAGATCACCAAAGAGCGCGCCATGATTGAGCCGTGCATGGAGCTAACACTTCAAGAGCTTGAGCATTACGGCAAGCCTGAGTTTCCTGAAGACGGGCAAACAAAGATTAGCATCACAGCCAAGACAGATGACTTCGAGATCCCTGTGATCGGCTACCTTGACTTTGTGTTCCCTGATCACGGCGTAGTCATTGATCTAAAAACAACAGGACGCATCCCAAGCACGATGTCGCCAGAGCATCAACTGCAACGCGCGATCTATCAGAAAGCCCGAGGCAACCAGGTGGTCAAGTTTCTTTATGTGTCATCAAAGAAAACCAACATGCTTGAAGACGGCGATCCGACAGAGATCCTTGTCAGGGCCAAGAAGCAAATCGCTCGGCTAGAAAAGTTCCTGCGCTCAGGTAGCGCGGAAGATATTAGAGAGGTCATACCCGTCAACCCTAACACGTTCTATTGGAACGGGGCAGAAGATCTGCGGGAAGAAATGTATGGCATCTAATCCCAGCGCAGGGTTACGCGCACAACAACTCCAACAATCAAACAACGTAAAGGATACAAAATGTTTGAAATAGATCTAGGGGCATCAGGCTCCGATGTTAACACCTTCCTGCAATGGTCAGCCCGAGGCACACAGGATGGCTCCGTTAGAGCCAAGCAGTTCTACACCCGTGACGGTGCGGCAAAGGATGAGTTTGAGGCTGCGCAAACCAAAGGCTTTGTCATTGACTTAGACACTCTAAAGACAGGCTGGCAGAAGTCAGACGGCATGGTCGGCGTAGCTCCCGAGTGGAAGTGGAACCCGACAGTCAATCAAATGATGACTAAGCCTGGCGATGACTACAAGAAAGGTTTTTCGGTCAAGTGTGCTATCGGTGACGGCAAAGTCGCCATGTGGGAGCAAGCAGGCGCCGGCGTCTGGGCCGCTCTGACAGACCTCGCTCCAAAACTGAGCCAAGGCACAAACGGCCAAATGCCACTCATCAAAGTTGTCGAGGCCAAGGAGATCAAGTTCACCAAAGGCTCCACATGCTACCCGATTTTCGAGATCGTAAAGTGGGTAGACAAACCAGACAGCCTGAAAGAAGGTGTCGCCGCAGGAATAGCAGTCGAAGAAGCTGCACCCACACCCACACCACCACCACCAGCTCCTGCACCAGCCCCAGTTGACGCAGAGTTTTAAATGAAAAAAGCCCAGCGGCTATGACCGCTGGGCAGTTCAGGGGAGGAATCAATGAAAATGGAAGTGGAAGAACAAATGGAAATGGCTCCCAAAACCGAAATCATTAAGCAGTTCATAGCACAGATTACAGAGAATTGGAACACTGTAGGCCAACCGCTCATAGAGATACGTTCTATATCGCAATCTGGATCAGCAAACGCCGCAAGATTTGCACTAAAAAACATAGAAGACGCAGCCCAGCATGCCGAGGCAATGAACGCTGCCAAGCAAAACATATACATGTGCATCAATCCAATTGACCCAATCATAGAGATACCGGCAGGCCAAGCAGCCAAAGACACAGACATCCTAGCCGCGTTTTATTGCTTCGCAGACGCAGACACAGCAGGCGCAATGGAAAATATCCTGTCTTTCGCAGGCCCAAAGTTCACAATGTCGATCAAGACAGGAACAACGCCATTCGCAAGAGGCCACGCATACTGGCGGCTCGAAGAGCCAGTGCAAAACATGCAAGCATGGCGTGATGTACAAAAAGCAATCGCCGCCTCACTCCAAACAGATGCGGCAGTCGTTAACCCATCACGCATCATGCGCGTGGCAGGCACAGTCTCATGGCCCAACCAAAAGAAACAAGACAAAGGATATGTTCCAGAGCTGGTCACAATGCGGACAGAGTTCTCAACAGACAGAGAACCAGTAGAGTTTGAACGCATGATGCGCGCATTCCCAAAGGCAGAGCCACAGGCTGCTAGCACAATGAGCATAGACCTCGGCCAGCAAGCAATGGACAGGCAACTGGCAGTCCAGAACGTGCTAGCAGGCGAGGATTGGCATCACAATATGGTGCGCCTGGTTGGATCATACGTCAACAAAGGCCTAGCCGACGAAGAAATCCACGCGATCACAGATGGCTTTACCCTTGGCGGCTACACAGTGGACGAAACAAGGGCAGAGGTGCAGAAGGCAATCGACGGAGCCAGAGCAAAAGGCTGGACGCCACCGCCAGACCCAGCAGCCGAGCGCATGGAGCAGCAGAACCAGACCCTGCAAATAGCCACAGAGCCAACGCAGAGCTACACAGAGCCTGATACAGGCAATGAATGGCCCACGCCTTACGAAATGTTTGATGCGCTCACACTGCCCCGCAGAGAGTGGGTCTATGGATACGACTACATCAAGAAATACATTAGCGTCACAGCATCTGCCGGCGGCATTGGCAAGACATCAGCAATCATTGTGGAAGCACTGGCAATATCGACAGGCAAAGACCTGCTTGGCGTAAGGGTCAAGGAGCAGTGCAACACATGGGTCATAAATTTGGAAGATCCGATCTCAGAACTTCAAATGAGAACCATAGCAGCCATGCAGCACTATAGCCTCACGCCAGATGACATCAAAGGCAAGCTGTTCATGGATGGTGAGGACACCATGCAGATCACCCTGGCAGCAGAAGGCAGGGACGGCCTGATCCAGAACGATGAGCTGCTGGCCTTTATGATCCGCAAGATCAAAGAGAACAACATAGGTGTCGTAATATTAGATCCATTCATATCTGCCCACCTGGTTAATGAGAACAACAATGGCAGCATCCAGGCAGTCGTATCAATGC